GACCAGCCGGCCTTCGGGCAGGTGGTTCTGGATGCCAAGAAGCTCACCGGGTACACGGTCATCAGCAACGAGCTGGTGCAGGACAGCGCCATCGCAATCGAGACGCTCCTGACCCGGCTCTTCGGTCAGGCCATCTCCTACTTTGAGGATGTGGCGTTCATCGCCGGCAGCGGCGCAGGACAGCCCCAGGGCATCCTGAACAGCGAGTGCCTCATCAGCGTCGCCAAGGAAACCGGACAGGCCGCGGCGACACTGGTCAAAGAAAACCTGGACAAAATGTACTCGCGGATGCTCCCCTCCAGCCTGGGGAATAGCGTCTGGCTGGCCCATAACGATACGTTCCCGCAATTGGCCAGCCTCTCCCAGGCCGTCGGCACCGGTGGTGGCCCGGTCTGGGTGTCCAATATGGTCGGTGGGCCGCCGAACAGCATCTACGGCAGGCCGATCATTTTCACGGAGAAATGCAAGACCTTGGGGACCGTGGGCGATCTGATGCTCGTGGACCTGTCCTACTACCTCATAGGCGACCGGCAGGCCCTGACAACGTCGGCTAGCCCCCACGTGCGGTTCACGACGCAGGAGACGGTCTTCCTGTTCAGCGAGAGGTTGGATGGGCGGATGTGGCTCGACAGCGCACTCACCCCACGCAACGGTAGCAACACCGTGAGCCCGGCGGTAGCCCTGGCCACCAGGTCATAGTCAGAAGCGGTAATAAGGAGGTTTGAGATGGCACGCAGTGCGTTGACGGAGATGAACATCTACCACGCGGGGATCGTCACGGCCAATGAGGACATTTACAACGGGAATATGACGACCGATGTCATATCGCTCGCCAACTATGGCGGCGCGGTGTTCGTCCTCGTAGAGGGGGCTGGTGGGACCGGGACGGCAGTGATCACCATCGAGAGTTGCGACGATACGACTCCCACGACCTCCACGGCGGTGGCGTATAACTACACCGTCTGCACCAGCGGCAATACCTGGGGAAGCATCACCGCAGCCACGGCGTCCGGTTTCACCACGACTGCGGGAACCAACCAGGCGTATGCGATGGAGATCAGAGCCGACGAACTCAGCGGCACCGACAAGTACGTCCGGATGGTCGCGACTGAGTCGGCCAACGACCCCGTGGACGGTGCGGGTCTGGTGATCCTGGTCGATCCCAAATATCCGGCTGACCCACCGCGTGAGGCCATCACCTAACCATGCTGGTCGACACGCTGGTCTGCTCGGAGTGCGGCAGTGCCGCTTGTGCTGGTACGCAGGCCCAGCACTGCCGCCATACGGGCAAGGTCAGGCAGAGGGTCGAGGCCGGTGGGTGTTCAATATTGAACACCGCGACGAGGGTTCTCCCTTCCAAGATTCCAGAACGGTATGGCCGACTAGGACGGCCCAGGAAGGTCGTCATCAAGTAACGACGTCGCCCCTTACGGGGCGCAGCAAGGAGGCTGCGGCGTGGCTACAAGTTTGCACAGTGAATATAAGAATGGTGGACTGCTGTTCTACCAGACCCATCGGCACCGGATCGTCAACGCTATCGGCGACAATATCCAGTTCTACGATTTGCAGCACCATGACTGCCAGCCGGATGCGACTGATCCCCTCGGCTATACGGCGACGGTGGTGGAGGCTGGGAGCGGGAATACCGAGTGGACTGCCAGCAACACCGAGCGCGGCGCGAGCACCATCACCTGTGCCGCCAACGAAGATGACGGCGGGAGCTACCAGCTACTCGGCGAGAGCATCCTGCTCAACTCGGGCAACTGGGTGTATTTCCGGATCAAGATGTCCATCAACGACGTAGACCAGACCGATTTCTTCGCGGGGCTAGCCATCACCGATACCGCCATCCTGGGCGGTGTCACAGACCGCATCGGCTACCAGTCGGTGGACGGTGATGCTGGTCTGGATTTCCTGGTCGAGAAGGATTCCTCGGAGACGAAGACCGAGGACGTCGCCACCCTGGCGGACGGCACCGAGGTCGACCTGGAGTTCGTGTGGGACGGTGCAGCCGAGTCCCTCTATAGCTACGTGAACGGCTCGCTGACCAGCACCCAGACGGCGACCACGAACGTCCCAGACGATGAGGAGCTACGGCTGTCCGTTGAGTTCTTGACCGGCGAGGCCGTGGCCAACGTCATGACGATCAGGAAGTTGACATTCTGCCAAGTCAACCTGGAGGCATAATGCCCACAGTATTGAAGAGTTGGGACGAGGGGAAGCCCGGTGCGCTCGCCAATATCGCGGCAGAACGAGCCGCTGCTACGGGGACTGCGGTGACTACCCCGGACGTTGTGGAGGAGGCCGAGGAGCCGGAGGAGGAAAAGGCCGAGGAAGCCACCGCTGAAGAAGAGGCCGAGGAAGAGGCAGAGGAGGCATAGACGATGGCAGGCTCTGTCACCCTCACATACAGCGACCACGGCACCGTGAAGTACGCCCAATGGTCGTGGACCAGCGATGCGTCCGGGGATGTCTCCGGCACGGATACCAAAGTGCTCAGCGGCGTGGCCCTGCGGTATGCGACCAACCCTGGCGGCACGGCTCCAACGGACGACTACGACATTGTGATCAATGACGAGGACGGCATCGATATCACGGCTGGAGTCCTGGCAGACAGGGACACCAGCAATTCGGAACAGGTGCTGACCGGTGGCGATGCCAAGGACGGGGCCGCGTTCATGGGCGCGCTGAGCCTCGTAGTGAGCAACGCGGGGAACGCCAAGGAAGGCGTCCTGCGGATGTACTACAGGTAGCGAGCCACCATGTCCTGGCAGCAGCTGCATGACATCAGGCAACAGGCGAGGGAGGACCGGAGGCTGGCCCAGACCACGCCTCCGATCGCCTGCCCCATCGATGGCGAGGTGCTCGATATCCGGCCCGATGGTGTCCGTAACTGTCGGGCCGGGAACTATACCTGGACTGGCTGAATAGAAATAGAATAGGTGGCCCGTCCTAGAAAGCAGGGGATGTGCCGAACTGGTACGCGACCCGCGAGGGCGTGAAGCGAGCCGTCCGCTCCAATGGCAACGAGAACGATGAGGCCATAGACCGGCTCATCGAAGCGGCAAGCCGCGACATCGACAACGCGACCCACCGCTGGTTCGTCCCCAAGACCCAGACCCGATTATTCCGCTGGCCTGGTAACTACGGCACCGGCTCCATCCTCTGGCTCGATGCGGATCTGATCTCCGTCTCCGCGCTTAAGGCCAAGGCGCAGGATTCCTCTCCCACGACAGTCTCCTCATCCGATTATTTTCTTGAGCCGGTCAACTCTGCGCCTCCGTACAACCGCATCGAGATCGACATCAGCAGCACGGCAGCATTTGAGGCTGGGGACACCTCGCAGCGGTCCATCAGTGTCGCTGGCTCCTGGGGCTACAGCGCGGATACCACATCGGTGGGGACCGTCTCCTCCGGGCTAGCCGCCGACGCCACCGCGACCGAGATGGTCTGCTCCAATGGATCTCTGACATCAGGCATCAACGTCGGGCATACGCTCCTGATCGAGAGCGAGCAGATATTCGTGAGCGAGAAGACCGCCGCGGCGTTGGCATCCATCCTCGTCAACGGCGCACTGACCGCCGATAAATCCGAGAACGTCACCGTGGACGGAGGGACGCATGGGATCAGCGTGGGCGAGGTCGTGCGTGTGGACAGCGAGGAGATGCTAGTCCGCGGGACTACCGCGACCGTCTTGACCGTGGAGCGAGGGTTCAACGCGACGACGCTCGCCGCCCATAACAACGACACCGCGGTTCACATCTTCCGGACGCTCACCATCGAGCGCGGCGTCAACGGCACCACCGGGGCGGTCCACGCCAACTCCACCGCCGTCAGTGCATACCGTCCACCCGGCCCGATCCGCGAGCTGACGATGGCGATTGCGATTGCCGCCTACACCCAGGAGGCCGCGGCCTGGGGCCGTGCCATCGGCGTCGGGGACGCATCGATCGAGATGACCGGTCGGGAGCTGAGTGCGCTGTCGATGCGGGTGACCGAGCAATACCTCCGAGCCAGGGAGTACGCGATCTGATGCGGTTTCATGTGAGATTGGATATGACAGGGCCGATATTCAAGGCCGGTGGGCCTAACCTGGACCGGGAGATCAACGGTGCCGTCAAGGAGCTGGTGCAGATGGGCGAGGAACGGTTGGCCCAGACCTTGCGACCACGGCCATCACCTGGAGTATATCTAACGATATCAGAGGCTGGGAAGAATGCCAGCACAGGTCATTATCGCCGGTCCATTTCGACCACTTTCAAGAATCTCGGGGCCATCATCAGTGATGGTGGCGTGGTCTATGGCCCGTGGCTGGAGGGAATCAGCAGCCGGAATAAGACCAGCCGGTTCCCTGGGTATGCGTCCTTCAGACGGACCGGCCAATGGCTAGAGGCTAAGGCCGAAGATGTCTTTGGGGCGTACATCCAGCGGTTCGTCCGAAGGATGAATGCCTGATGGCGTTCAACATCAAAGCCACCCTGGATGCCATCGCATCGCATATAGCCCGGACTGGTTACGTCGCGGAGACGCGGATCGGCGAGCCGTCCAGCCCTCCGGACGCCGTGGACAAGCTCCACGCGGCGATCTACATGGCGAGTGCCAGCGTGGTGCAGCTCACGCTCTCCACGACGATTGAGCAGCACGTGGTGACGGTTCGGCTATACCGGAGGGCGGCGTTCGGGCAGGGTGATGACGCGGGACAGGTGGAGGCTGAGATGGCCCTGGCAGTCTCGCAGATATCGAGCAACCTGATCGGGGAGTTCGACCTGGGGGCGACGATGCGAGCGATTGATATCGCCGGGCAGTACGGTCAAGCCTTCAATGCACAATATGGCTACGTGAGCATCGGGACGACGATGTTCAGGACCGTCGATATAACCGTTCCGCTGATCGTGGACGGTAGCGCGACCCAGGCGGCATAGGGAGGAGACATGGCAAAAAAGACAGGACTGGCCCAGCAGTTTTTCCAGGGCATCTATGATCTCAGCGGGGATGTGTCTGCCATCAGCTCCTGGTCGACGCCGGTGGGCGTGTTGGAAGTCACCGGCATCAATAAATCGGCGGTAGAGCGGGTGCAGGGACTGGTCGGTGGGACGGTCAGCTACAACGTCTGGTTCAATGACGCCACGGCGGCAGCGCATCTCGCCAGCCGAGTACCCACAACCGCAAGCGTCTTCACCTGGTCGTTCGGTGCCACCGTCGGTGACGTAGCGGGGATGATGGCAGGGCTAGCGACCAACTACGACCCGACCAGGTCGGCAGACGGTGCGTTGAGCTTCGACATCGAGAGCCTCAATAACGGAGTCGCGCCGGCCTGGGGTGTGATGCTGACGCCTGGCTTGAAGACGGACACCGGCGCCGCGAATGGCGCGACGCTCGACCAGGGCGCACAGACGACTGCTGGCGCGGAGGCAATCCTCCATGTGACATCGTTCACTGGGAGCAATTTCACCGCAACGGTGCAGGATTCATCGGATGGAAGTAGTTGGGGAACCCTCAAGGCTTTTGCCCAGGTCACCGCCGCCGGGTCGGAACGGGTGACCGTCTCCGGCACGGTGGAGCGGTACGTCAGGGTCATCAGCACCGGGACATTCAACCCGGTCAATTTCGCCGTATCATTCCGGCGCGGAGAAGCAGTCGACCGTGTCGCTTACGCCTAACCAGGTCACCAAGTTCAAGGCGAAGCTGACCCGTGGAGCGGAGCGGCAGATATCATGTGAGGTCGCGAGATGCGCGAATCAGGAGCATGGCTGGATGATCGTGCTGGCCACACCAGCGCAGCAGGATCTCATCGACATGGTACGGACAGGGGGGACGAGGAAGCGATATGTCGAGCGCATTGAAAGCCCTGGCACGGTCACATTCTATTTCCGCGCAGGGCAGGACTGCTTTGAGAACCACTGGGAACGCTATCCCATATTCGATATCGGGCGCGTGGAGGGAGGCCGCACGCTGATATACCCGGACGGGGATGCGTTCGTCGAGGATTCGGATTCGCATCTAAGGAAATTGAGGAGGGTTATCAATGGCTAAGGAATCTGGAATAGGAATGAGCATCGCAGTGGACGACAGCGGCTCTTCGGCCAGGACAATCAGCAACGACATCACGGATTGGTCGCTGTCGACCCCGCGCAATGTCCAGGTCGTCACCGGTTTAGACAAGAGTGCGGAGGAACGGCTCCAGCTTCTGGCCGATTTCACCGTCACGCTCAACGGCATATTCGATGATGGGACCAACGTGGCCCATACCGTTTTCAGCACAGTGTCATCGTCCTCGGTTGCCCGGACGGTGACCATAACGGTCAGCGGCCAAGTCCTGCCCAATGAGACGTTCTTCAACGACTACGCCTTGACCCGCGCCGCCAGTGGCGAGCTTACCTGGTCATGCCCTGGCACGCTCTCCGGTGGCACTGTTCCGACCTGGGCATAGGGGTCGTAGAAGGCGTCTAGGATGCCCGTAGCGCGGCGTTCTAGACGCCGGTTC